CTAATTGAGTAAACTGAGTGCTTTTTGAGCTTCTGTTTGGCGCTCATTTGCTAATAAGTGGAAGTAGGTATTTTGAGTAATAGTAACGTTACTATGTCCAAGACGTTCACTAACATACGCAACGTCGATACCCTTGCTAATCAATAAGCTGGCATGAGTGTGACGCAATCCGTGCAGTGTAATTGGCTTTATGCCCAGTTCTTTAACCATCTTGCGAAGATAGTGAGATGGAACTGATTGGGTCGTCTTCTCTCCAAAGATATGTTCAGGGGCGTTAGGAAAGGCTGTGACAAATCTTTCTAGTTGTACGAAGTATTTGTCAGGCATGGCAACTTGACGAACTGAGCGCTTTGTTTTTGGCGTTGTGTACTGATATGGTGGTCGATTGGTCTTCGTCTTAGTGACTGAGATAAAACGACCGGCTATGTTGATGTCAGCCAGTGTTAACGCCAATACTTCACCAGCACGCATGCCAGAAAGGGCAGCAGTGTAGATAGCAAAATTTGGTGCGGTTATTGGCTGTTCTTCAATATATGCTAGTAGCTTATTAAGGTCTTGTTCTTCTAGAAATTTTAATTCTGAAGATTTGCTTTCTGCACCTTTGAACTTTGCCCCGTACGTTGGATCGGTCTTTATTATGCCGTCATTAAATGCTTCTTTTAATGGCATACCAGCACGCATAGCTACTTGACGAACAGTGCTTGCTGAATGACCGATTGAATATTCATCAAGGAAACGTTGAAAACGTCGGCGGTCCATTTGCTCCAGTGTGACGTTTTTCAAATACTCGTGCACGATTTTTTGGGTTGCTAAGTGATTGAGTTGCGTTTGCTGTTTGATACCTGATTCCAGATGGTTATTGAGCCATGCATCGTAGAAGTCAGTAAATAACATTGTCGTTTTATCGATTTCGTACCCATCATTGAGCTTAGCTTTCAAATTAGTTTCATAAGCTAATGCTTCCGTTTTAGTTCTGAAGCCAGCTTTTACTTTTCGCTTCTTTTTACCTTCAACGTAATAAGTGACGACTGCACGCCAGCTACCGTTGCGTTTTTCTACTGACATTAAGTTAAACCTAACCTTTACATAAAAAATTTAGGCAGTTTAAAGACATACCCGGGTCTGGTACAATTAAATACGTAAACAGGGCAGTAATGTTTTGTTTTGTTCGATACGCACACTTCTAGCTTGCCGGCGGGGGTGTGCGTGTTTTTTATTTATTCTGTGTCTGCTGACAAATCTGATGTGAAAGTTCCGGACATTGAAGAATCATCATTTCCGTATTGCAAAACTTGGTACTTAACGTCGCTGTCTCGAATGTTGTTTCGATCGAAGTTAAATGTCATGTTGAAACCAGTTTGACGGCCGTTGTAACGGTACTTTCCAATCATGTAGTAGACGTGCTTATAAATTTTACCGGTTGCTTTGTCTTTGCGCTTTCCTTGATACACAACATTTTCAATGTCAGAGTCGTTGACTTTTACTCCATCAAGACCACTCATCTTTTCAATGTTGCTTGCAGCAAGGGCTGCAAGGGTTGGCTTTGCCTGTTCAGCAGAAGTTGGAGTTGAATCTAACTTCTTTTGATTAGCAATGCTTGCATTTCCAGCCGTAATGGTTCCAATCAACATAACAAGAACACCGGCTCCAAAAATCATCCACTTTGTTTTCTTTGCGGTTTTTGATTTTTTGTTTAACAACTTAAAAATACCGACCATAAATAGAATCAGGCCAACTAAGATTAAAAATATACCCATGTTCATACTCCTTAGCTTTTAACGTCGTTCCTTTGCTGGACGTATGTATGCCGCCTTAACGGGTGGCTTTTTTAGTTGTATAGCACTTGCTTTACCACAAACTCGAAATGAGACTGTAAACCTAAGTGATCCATAAATTCAATCCAGTTACGTTGCTCAGCCGGTACGTCATGGTACACAATGCGGGCAATTAAGCGAATTGCATTTGTGTTAGCAGAGTTTTCTTCAGCCTTCAAGAAGAAAGGAGAGAAGCGATAATAGGGCAGTAAATCATCATCGCAAAAGAGTATATGTGATATTTCGTGTGCAAGTCGAAATACAAAGCTATAGCTGGTTTGATAATTCGGATTCATCATTATCCGTCTTATGAAGGGGAAAGCGACATCGGGAGAGGAGTCATCGTGTGTCGTTACGTTGGTGACTTCAATGTCATTTCTACTGGCTAGGGCTAACAACTCATCAATAATTTCTTCTTCTGTCATCTATTCACCAAACATCAACTTAGCCATTTCATAAAACTTCAATTTCTGTTCATCAGTCAATTCCTTACCGCCGAATGAAACAGCAGGGCCAAGCTTGCTTAATGTTTCTTCCAAGTCGATAGGCATATCGTCCTTCTTATTACTGTGAATCTCATCAGTGTTACGCTTTTCTACTAGGTCTGACTTATCGATTCCAAAATAATTTGCCATCATTTCAATTTTATCAATTCTTGGATACGTTCGAGCGTTTATCCAATCATAGACAGTTGTTTGCTTGAATTCCAAGTCACGAACCATATCAATGGGTGCCTTTGCGTTTTTCGCAAGGTAGTATTGAATGTTTTCGGCCATGATTTCTTTATTACCAAGTGACATAATTAACCTCTTAATAATTTCTTAACTATTGCTGTATGTATTGATTTTACGGTATTTTTCGGTTGGTGTACAGTGAAAAACCGCAAAAAACCGGTATTACACAGTTGTTTTTCGGTTTATTGCGGTTTATGATGATTACATCAACTACAGGAGGTAAGCAAATGGGCGTTCGAGTTTCGCTGAAGGCATTGCGAGTTAACGAAAATTTGACGCAAGCCGAAGCTGCAGAAAAGATTGGCGTGAGCCTGGATAAGTGGGCTTCATGGGAAATGAAAAAGTCATTTCCGGACGTGCGTGATGTTTATAACATCGAGCGAGCGTTTAATGTTCAATATCAAGACATCATTTTTTTGTAATATTCATTTCGGTTTAACCGAAACGGGAGGTAATCATGGAGAACGAAGTACAAGTATTTAACGGCTTGAAGATTAAGGAAGTAAACGGACAAGTGATGTTCGATGCAGAAAGTGCAGCAATCGGAATGGGAATTGTTGATACTTCAAAGGGAACTATGAAGGTTCGTTGGGCACGAGTAAACAAGTATCTAAACCTTGATGGTGTTACGGCGCCACAAGTGGCGCTGGGGAGTTTCATCACAGAACCACAATTCTACAAGTTAGCAATCAAGGCTAACAACGAGACAGCTGAACGTTTCCAAGATTGGGTAACAACTGAAGTTTTGCCAAGCATTCGCAAGACAGGTGGTTATCAAGCTAAGCCAATGACGTTCGATGAGAAGTTAGCCTTGGCGCTTCAATCTGAGCAAGATACACGTCAACGTGTGGGTGCATTAGAAGGGAAGGTAGACAACATCATTGTTAATCAACCGGTTAACGCAACTGATTATGCGGCTATCGGCGACGCTGTAAGCCATAGGGTTCACGAGTGGGCAAGTGCTCACCATGTGCCGACAAAGCAACGTGGTCCTTTGTTTATGGATTTGAATAGTCAAATCAAGCAAGTTACCGGAGCTGGCAATCGAACACGTATCAAGAGTTCACAGTACGACATGGTGATTAACTTCATTGATACGTGGCAACCATCAACTGCAACGGTAATGATGGTTCAACAAACAGAACTGGAGGTGTAGGTAAAGGACGAGTGGAATTTAGATTTTGACGTAATGGTAGGACAAATAAAGTTATTAAGTGATGAAGAACTTGGTCTAGCTAAAAAGCTGTCGAAAGTTTTAAACGCTTCTGAATTGAGCGCGTATGAAAAAAATAAAGCACTTTGTGTTGTAGACAAAGTGCTTTATCACACAACCCTTGGAAAATCACAAGCCTAGTTGCTTAGCCTGTTTGATTTTTTCGTTAACGGTCATGGTTGGTCTATTTTGCTTTTGATTAAATAAGGCTGCTTGATTTAAAGAGTCAACATAAATATCAAGTAACTTTGAAATATCATGCTCTTCGGAATTGGCAACAACAGCGGCAGCGAATTCTGTGGGATTAACGGAAGTAATTTTATTTTGAGACATTGTATTAGTTCTCCTTTCATCAGGAACTAAGCAGATGAACCACTGGAAAATCAGATTCAAAAACTTTTCCATATTTAATTATACCACTAAACGGAGATAAGAAAGCGGAGAGTTAGGTATATGTCACTAGCAAAAATGATTAATAATGGCTTGCAATTAAAGGGTAATAAGACCCGATATTGGTTGGCCCATGTAACGGGTGTATCTATCGCAGCGTTATATGACGTAACGAACGGAAAACGAAATAGGTTAACTTTACCAGCGATGGTGAAGGTCGCCATTGCGTTGGATTTGGATTTAAACGAACTAAAGAAGATTGATTGGGACAATCAGGAGCAAGGAGAACAGAATGACAAAGCGAAAAATTGACCAGTTAACCGAGTTACCACCGGAACTTGTAATTTGGGTGAATTCTGAGACTGCTGCTGCAATGCTTGATTACGCACAAGAGAAGTTCAACGAGATTCGTTACTCAGATGAATTCAAGCGTATGCGAATTGAGCAACAACCAAATCGTTTCTCAGTTGAGTTGCTACGCAAGTTTGGACGTGGAGAATACCGATAATGGCAGTTGGATATGCAGTGTTCGCAATATTAATGTTGGTGATGTTCGTGGCTTGGTTGTTTGACCTCCTCGACGCTCACGAAATTCACTTGCGACCACAATTTGAAGAAAAGATAAAGGAGGCAACTGATGATCAAGACGATTGTTAAAGTATTGGCTAACGCATTCGATGCGATTGCACTCATTGGACTTGATAGTCAATTTGAGAAGCGTTCCAAAAAGGCAGCCGCCGATGTTGGCTGGGATCCAGATGAATATTGGGATGGCTTTGTTGAGTACAACAACTCACATCAATAACAATTGAATATGGGTCGCGCATCGCCAGATGCACATCAACCACTTACATGTAATATTTTTTCTCTTACTGTTTGTCTCTTAACAACATGTTGGTGTGTGTCTTGGGGTGTGCGACCCAGAAAGGAATGGAAATGAACGAGTTTACTCCGGTGATGATTTCACCGAAACAATTGTTTTCAATCTTCATCGTTCAAGGTGTCGAAAACTTGTTCGACGAAGAGTTGGCTGAACAATTAGGAACTAGCGAGAATTCGTTGAACATGATGCGTGAAGCAAAGTTTTCTGGCATCTTAATGCCGCCTTGGTTGGCGTTGAATGTACATCGTCTTTTGTCAGAAAAGCACCATCTTATTGAAGCCACAAAACAAATATTGGAGGACGATCATGGCGGATTATGATATTGGATCAACAGGTGTTGCGAAGTTGAATTACAGCTTTGCACCAGATGAGGAGTTTGACCTCGAAGCAGAACGTAAGCGCATTCTGCAAAATAACGGTCGTCTATCACACCGTACTAAGTGGGTAACGCCTGGTGAAAATCAGGTGAAGAGTGATGAGTACGAAAGTCGCTACCAAGTGTTCAAGAAGATGCGAGACGCAGGTGAATCATCAAGTGAAATTGCATCAGCTATTGGAGTGTCTGATGTGACGCTGTCATCGATTCGTTATCGTGGACGTTACCAAAAAGAAAACGCCTAACGGCTGCAACCGTTAAGCGTCAGGTAATTAATTTGGGATAGTTAACTACCCTCTAATGATAACACAGGAGAAATATATGCCTAACGATTTAATTGATCCACCTAATGACGATGAGCCATGGGGTGTTGATTACAAAGATGATGAGATATGGCCAGGCGATGAAGTAGTTGAGATAGATTCATACCTAGTAAGGGTTGAAGATGCAGCTGACTTTGTTGTTTGGTACGGGAACATCGTTGATACGGAGGAAGTTTAATGGCAGAAGCAAATATTGACCGCTACGCAAATAATGTTCGTCGGGTATTGGGCGACCTGTACTGGCAACAGTTCGCAGGTGAAGATAAGACGGTAATTAGGTTAGCATTGCTAGATTTGCAGGCTGAAATCGAACAAGCAATTAATCAATTGGAGGAAAGTTGATGCAGTTTTACGAAGCGGGCAAAATCCCAAACGTTGGCAATATGTACTTTGTCTATGGGGGCAAGGCAACTGGTAAGACGAGTTTGGCTAAGCAACTACCTGGTAAAAAGTTGTTGTTCAGCTATGACGGTTCAACTAATGCAATTGCTGACACAAAAGATATTCGAGTAATCGCATTTGGACAATCGGACGCTGCACAAGCTCAGCAACAAACCAACTATTGGCTAGAGCGTATGTTGTACACAACAAACGATGAAGGCCAACGTGTGCCAACTGGTAAATTCGACGCAATCATTTTGGACAATGTAACAGCATTGCAGAATTGGGTGATTAACAATATCGAGAATGCCAGCAAGGACGGACGTCAGAACTGGAACACAGTTCAAATGTGGTTCCGTGATCTAGCTATGTATCTTCGCGATACTAAATTACCAGTACTAGCAACGGCGCACGAGCTTCGAACAGAGCTGACCGATGCAATCGGAACGCCACTGTTCAAGCCGGATATGAACGATAAGACGTTCAACGCGTTTGCAGCACCGTTCGACGTTGTCGGACATATCGCAATTAAGAACGGCGAACGTATTATTGACCTTGACCCTGAAAAGGGAAACCAAGGCGCAAACCGCTTAGATGACCGCAAGGAAGTTAAAGCATCAGAACTAATCATTAGCGAAAACGAAGAAGAAAAGAACGAGGAACAATAATCATGGCATTTACTTTTAACTCACAAGACATCCAATCTGCTTCAAAGGTTTTGGGATACGGTGGTGACTACCTAGTCAAGGTTCAATCTGCAAAGTACCAAGGTAAGGAAGACAACCAACAGCGTAAGACATTCGGTTCTGACAAGTTTCAAGTTGTCTTTGAGGTCATGGACGGGTCTGAACAAGGCGCAACCATCCGTCACTTCTTTGTTGATGATTCATCTTCAACTGGTTACACACCATTCCGTTACCGTGAAATCAACGCCATGTTTGCTGGTATTGGTGGGATGAACGATGGTGCTGCTATCGAACTTGCAAACGTTGAACAATTTTTGCCTGGCAAGATTTTGTCTGTACGTGTTAACGAGTTTGAAAAGTTCACGACAAACCAAGGACGCATCAGCTATTCGCCAACGGTTGCAGCATTTGGCGCACCTATCAAGGAGTCTGTGCCAGACAAGACCAACCCACGACCAAATTTGAATGGTGCAGAGACATCTATCAATAACTTTGGTGCAGGTGCCACACCTTCAAACGCTGCATCACCATTTGATAACGCACCAGCTGCTGACCCATTCGCATAATGAGTTACGCATTCAAAGTATCGGGTATCTATGGCGATTACGACGTTGTAGATGAGCTTGATGTTGTTGAATACACAGAGTCACTGCCACAAGTACATGATCCTATTGGTGATTTGGATGACTTCAAAACTCGACAGGCTCAATACTTTACACCTTCCACTTTGAAGAATGGGCTAACACGTAGTCGAGAAAACATCGCTGACGTACAAGGTATCTTGTTTGACTTGGATAAAGTGCCAGACCGTGATGAACTGCAACATGATTTCTACACTTTGTTAACTAAGACAAAAATGGAAATGTACATGTGGCTCACACCGTCTGCAATAGCGTTAGGAGGTCACGAGAATGGACACAGGATGTTTATTCCGCTGTCCGAAGCTATTCACCCTAATCTGCTTACACAGGCAGTAGATGAGCTTGTAATTGCATTTGCACGGGCTGGGTTTAACCTGCTCAACTATGGTGTCGATTTAACAGCTTCTAAGACGGTTTCTAGGCTTATGGGTCTACCACTTCAAAAGACAGGAACAATCGTTCCGTGGGACTTGTCAGAACGATTTAAGTACAAGGTTAAGGCAGAATATCACGACTCTGGTTTTGTTCCGATTGGTTCAGATGATATGCAAGAGTTCAACGCACCAACAGTTGAAAATCTAACAAGTTTCATCAGTGGTTACGTTGACAAGCACAATATCACTTTTAACAAAGGCGAACGTGACAACAACTTGACTCGTCTAATAGGTGGAGTTGCTAAGGCATTTGCTGGTGTGGCAGATGATGACCTTATTGAGGCACTTTACAACTCAAACATCGCTCAACTACTCGACAACCCAGGTAAAGATATTACTAACAAGACACGACGATTATTGAAAGGATAGATCATGGAAAGTGAATTAGCATTACGGTCTGTCCGTGCATTCGAACAAATTCAAATTCCACATACGCTTGATGATGTATATGGTGGACGCGGGACTACTGATTTCGTGGACAGCTTGGACTGGCTCAGTTCAACAGTTAAAAATCGAACTGCTGACGGTGAGCATGGTGATATTAAGTACACTATCAACTCAGTCACGGCGTTCTCAAAGTGGTTGGTTAGTTTCGACGACTACGCAGTTAAAAATGACTGGGGATATCATTGGAACGGCAATTACTGGGAACGTATGGCTGTCAAGCAAGTCTACAACATGATCGATGTGGCTATTATGACAATCGCTGATTTGCTGCATCTTGCAATGAATAAGAAGCGTGAACTGCAGCGTGACATCAAGCCGTATCTAATTGAGCGGTCACGAGATTTTGATGACACAGTCAAGCCAAAGTACATTGCATTTAAAGGGTGGACACTCAACGTTACAACTAACGGGTTTTTCCCGCCAGAAAAGAATATGAACATCATCGGAGGTTTCGACTTCGCACCTGATCCAGACAAAATCCCGGATACATGGATTGCGTATTCACAATATATTTTTGGAGATAATGCACGATTCTTTTGGGCTTGGATGGGATATGCATTTCAAAACGACATGAACTGGAAGCAAGGCGCGTTGTTCTTGCTTGACCCAATTGGCGGAACTGGTAAGACATATTTCGTGACTAAGCTCACTCAAGCTTTGTTTGGTTCACAACGAGTTGGGGCGTTCAAGTTGAAGAACATCCAAGGTGATAAGGCACGATTTGAAACAGCACGCTTCGTTGATAAGTCATTGATGGTTGATGATGATGCCAGTCGAGCACGTATTAAGGAAGACGATACATTCAAATCAGTCACCGGTGGCGGGCTTTCACCAGTTGAACGAAAAGGTATTGATGGAAGCGAATATAAAATAACAGCGAAGATGATTATCAACGTTAACGAGATGCCAATTTTCAACAATGCCGGAGCAATTAAACGTCGATTGCATATCATCAAGACGGTTGCACCTTTTGTAGATGCAGACGAAGAAGCACGTCGTGACGAGTTGTTCCCAGAAGAAAAGCTTCAAGATGAAATTCCATCTCTGGCAACGTATGCGATTGAAATGTATCAGAAGGCCAAAAAGGAAGATTGGCAAATTATTGGAAACATTGTTGACGACATCGTTGCAACTGACCCATTCGCCGAATGGTTTGGAAACTTGCAACAAGGAACATATAAAGCGTCTGAGCTATATGATAAGTTCGTCGAGTATTACGTGAGTTTGGATATTAGCAAGGACAATGATCCAATGAGCACAACCGCCTTTGGCAGGAAAATGGCAAATTATGCCAACAAGAAGCGTCTAAAAGAAGGCGCCGTCTATGAAGTGAAAGGCGGATAAATCGCCGGTGTAGGGTTGTGTAGGGTTATGACGGGTTTGGGTGGTGGGTTAAACCCTTGGTATATATACCTTATGTAGGGTATGTAGGGTTATTTATTTTATTTTCCATAAATTAAAAAAGAAGTTATATATATAAGAATATATAGGACCGTACAACCCGTAATTTGGCCGTTAAGCCTTGGTGTGACTGGGTTTCTGTTTAATTTAACCCATACATAACCCAACACCATAACCCAACATCAGAGAAAAATGACTATGAACGAATTATTTACAAGCTTGGCAAACTTTCTTAAGCGTGAGTTTGGTGCGATTAACGACAAGTTGGACAGTCTGAAAGGTGGCAGCGACCAAATTGGTAGTGTGAAAATCTTTGACGCGTTGATTGAGTTGGACAACGAGTTCGCATCTGGAAACATGATGGGACAAAACGGGCAACGCAAGTTCCGGCCAAAGGGTTATCACGACTACCAAGACGAATTGGTTCAAGCGCTGGACGAGTTGAACGATAAGACGAAGTTGGAAATCAATCCGGATGACGCATTGGCAGTTAGTTTGGTGTTTTATCAGACGAGATTAAAGCAAACAACGAGATCAACTAAAGACTTGGACAACATGGAAAAGCCAACACTGGACGCTATGCAAAAAGCGCTTGGCTTTGATGATGCACAAATTATTGATAAGCGCAGCCGAAAGATGATGCATTTCACACGGGCGCTTCGAATTGAAATTTGGCGGATGTAATATCACAGACTGAGATGAGCCATTAATGGCGGGATAGGGTGGGTAACAAAGGAGTAAACATGGGTAAGAAAATGCCAACGTATGTTGTGTTCAACATGAACATTGGACGTGAATATCACGAAGTAGTCGATGCTGGTGATGATTTGGACTTGTTGTTAGCACACTACCATGGCAAGGCATATCAAGTCATGGACGTTAAGTCAGTCGTTGAACGTGAGGAGTGGTAATCATGGGAGTGACTGCAAAGCAGATGAAGGAATACGCAGAAGGACGTGGATACTCGAACTGGTTGGAGTTCCGTAAAGACGCTGGTTACAACGAAGCGCGTGAAGCATTGAAGCAGATTGAGTTGGAGGAGAACTAATGACGCTAAACAATTTGAAGGACGTTTTTGAAAATCCGGATCAGCTACCGTTTTTGACGCCAATTTTGTTCAATACAATGGGATTTTATGTGGGATATGTTCGTGTACCTGCTGACTTTCTCGTTAAGTTTGATGTAGCAACTGAACATTCATTAGTTAATTTCTCTCTAAAAGGTGTGGATTATCTAGACGAGGTATTCAATGGGTATACAGATAACGAAATTACATTTGGAAATGTAGCTAAAGATGGTTCTGTGATTTTTGGAATTGATGATAACCATATCGTAGCGAAATATTACGAAGGTATGGAACACGATACAGAAGCGTTAGCGGACTTTTTGAAGAGTATATATGAGAACCGTGAATTGTTGGAGGAGGCCTAGATGGTATTGCCACCAATTTTAGACATGACGGCTGGTAGCCGCATGATGTGGTTCGATAAAGATAACCAAAATACTTTGTTTGTTGATAAGCGCCAAACGTTTGAAGAATTGCCTAGTGGTCATCTGATTGATGTCCATCCAGATGTAATTGCTGATTGGACGGACGGATTACCGTTTCCTGATGAATCTTTTCATCTTGTGGTATTCGATCCGCCACATTTAATTCATGCTGGAGCAAACAGTTGGCTTGCTAAAAAGTACGGTGTACTTGATGAAGTATCTTGGCCATTTATAATTCGCGACGGATTTGATGAAGCAATGCGAGTTTTGAAACCGTTTGGAACATTAGTTTTCAAATGGAACGATAGCCAAATTCCGTTGAATGAGTTACTTACCGAAATACCATACAAGCCGTTATTTGGACAGAAACGTGAAAAGACACATTGGTTAGTTTTTATGAAAATGGAGGAAGACTAATGACTAAGTATGTAATTGATTTGCCGGAGGGCGTGAAATTTATTGTCGGTAAAGGGTACGTGATGTGTTCCGAAAAGGAATTGTTACGGATCCCGGTTGAAAGTCTGCAAGAGTATATCGCACCGACCGTTGCAGAAGACGCACCTGTCGAAAAGCGTGTGATTGAGTTGCCAGCTGATTCAATTGCTTGGTTAGAGCGGATGAAATCAAATCTCGAAACTGTTGATGTGTATGACTTATTTAATAACGTACTAGCCGATACTTCTGGGAGCTACGTATCTTACCAGTTGAATTTTAATAGCGAAACAGCGGCGTTAAACACGGTTGCTGAATGGGTGTTAGGACACGTTGAGTTTGTGCCAAAGAAGGGACCTAAGTTTTATATCAGGGTTTTTGATGTTTTTGACGCCGACGGTAACGATCTTTACTTAGCTTCAATGGGTAATAACAAGTTCAGAATGACGATATACACCGACAGTGCGGGAATGTTTACGGAAAAGGAAGCAGACAAGATTATTGCTGATGTTTCAAATTTGGACGTATCGCTAACCGCACGAAAGGTGAAGGTGGACGAATGATAGATTTTGAATTTAAAATTATCGGCGTTGAAAAAGGCACTCATTTGTTAAATAGCGATAACGGCGGCGAGTGGAACGTTGAAGATTTGCCAGACGCACCAGATTATGTACTTCACGAACATGATTTTTATACAGAAGGGCACGTTCGCGAGATTTTGATTAAGTTTGCAAATTCTAAAAACGCAATGCGCCGTGATATGACGGTAGAACAGATTGTTGATTATTTTATGGAACGCGGGGAATAAGAATGGCATATTGGGTTGGCGTGGCATTGTTGTGGGTTGTGGCTGGTATCTATGGATATGAGTCATATAAAGCTGATAAAGCGCGCCGTGAATACGAACGTAAGGCACAACGTGCAGTAGAGGCAGTAGAAGGATGGCGTGATGCATATCTGAAGGTACATCAAATGCACGACTCGAAAGAAGAGGATCATGCGTAAGTATTACTATTTTCGAGATAAGCAAGGCTACTTCAAACTCGCTTATACGCCAGAAGGCAATCGCGTGATTGTGCGGACGTGGAATAAGTGTCAGGCATATCGCACAAGTAGCAAGTGGCTCATCAAACATATGGTCAGCAAGTGGTTAGTTGGCTATTACTATTGGGTAGAAGAAGGATAAACAAAAAGCGCCAGACAGAAGTCCAGCGCCATGCAAAAGAATTTAAGGGTAAGTTCATTTTAACATGGTTCGGAGGACGTAGGAATGGCACTTTTACCAGCGGTGAATGAGAAGGCAACAAGAGAAGCGGTTCGAGAGTTTTTTGATAGTGAGTGGCCACGTATTGTGAACATGGCTGATATGGGATATGTTGATTTGAAGTCAGTTGAAATTTCAGACATGCCAAGTGCGCGATCATTTGGAAATGCTAACGATGAGCGGTTCGCGAACCACGCTAACGCTGTGTATTACTACGATGCCGTTGTCCATGCCATCAAGGTTATGACACAGCCGCACAGGCACTTCATGTGGTTGCGATACGTCCGACACTTAGAATGGTTACAAGTAGAAGCACTGACTGGTTACAGCACTAGACGTGGTCAAGAGATTATCGACGAAGCGTTTCTGTTGTTCGCTGATAATTTTTCTGACGTTGATGATTTACGAGTTAAAGAATAATTTGGAAAGCGCGTATATGGTTCGCAAGTGCCGCATGCAAGGTGCGGGTGTTCCAAGTTATTATGATAGAGTAGAAAAATATAAATACACATCTTCAATGTAAACAAATTTGATATTGTTGTTATTTTTTCAAACAGGTACACTTGTTGTAAATGATGTATAACGAGGTGCTTGAGAGTGAACGACAATCATAATTTAAATGGTATTTCCAATATTACAAATGTAGTTTCTCAAATGGCAAAAGCGTTTGAAGTAGTCAATGTTCCGATAATTGCTACTGATAAAATGCTTGCACCAATAAATAGTGCTGTTCAAAGTTTATCAGGTGTATCTAGTCCCATTTCTAACTTTTACCAGCAAACTAATGCGATGGCAGAAATGTTGAAGTCATACACTATGACGCCAACAGTCTATAGGGATTTGGTGTCTGATGTTATTAAATCACTTGATAGCATGCGGTATGCTATTAGCGAAACTAATCTAACTATTCGACAAGCAGTTGCGGCTAATATTTTAACAAATGCTGAACGTGGATGGTTAACGTTTGACATCGTTACAAATGATTTGGTGTTAGACTACATTGAAACACTTGGTATTGAAGATGAAGATGATTTTGATTTGGACATAGATGAATTATCTGTGTGGGTCATCAAAAAACATCGAATCGCCGATATGATAGGTGAGATTCAGCAAAGCGGTCTAGTTAATGGGGCAGTGGAACTCGACATAATGTTAGACGCATTAGACAAGGTTGATAATGGTCATAAAATTCTTTTTCAATATGTTATGTCGTTGATTGACTCTGCATTGCTTAACCAAAGAAAAAAGTTCGGCGATTTTGGATTGAAAGGTCTAACAAAATATAACGATAAGAAAAGTATTATTAAAACTTCGAAATGGGTTAGTGAGACGGCTGAGAGATTAGACAACGCAAAATATATTTCTGGATTGAAAACGAAAGTCACTATTTCGTTATTATCAACTTTTTATAACGATGATAATGGTGAAATTCAGCGAAATGAATTCATGCATGGAAATGCTAACTACGATAATTTAACTGAAATCAAGTTCTATCAGTTGTTTACATTGTTATATCAAATAGCGGTTGGAGTAAGTTTTGTAGAATTGATTGACGCAAATATTGAATAGTTATCTAAAACGCATCGACTCATGTCATGCGTTTTTTATTTTGGAGGTAAACATGGGACAACGACTACATCGATGTGCTGAACCTGGTTGTCACGTTATGGTTCCGATAGATCAAAGATACTGTGATGTTCACCAGAGAGACGTAACGCGTGATCATATGGCCGATAGACAATACGACCATAAGCGTAAGGCAGACACAGAACGTGCAGAACGTAATGCATTCTATCGTAAGACAGTGTGGAAGCAGACTAGGCAAGCGGTAATGGAACGTGACAACGGTCTGTGCCAATACTGTGAATTAGTTGGTACAACATCACCAGCCGACATGGTTGACCACATTGTTCCGCGGGAGATAGCACCAGAGCTTAGCTTAGATATGAACAACCTAGTGGCTGCATGCAACATGCACCACAACATGAAGACTAAGTGGGAACAATCTTATTATGGTACTGGACAACGCAATAAAATCAACTCTGACGCCGTTCGTGTGAGAGATTACCATTTACTCGATTTTGTGTTTAAAACGGCTGAGAATTAAAATGTCGGCGTCTGATAGGGGGCCTATGGTTAGGTCAAGGAGAACCGATGCAGTAGTCTCGTTTTCCATAGCGAGCCAATTTTTCGTATGAGGGGGGGTGTCAGAAATTAGCCCGAAAGAATTCAAAGCGCATGTCGCTAAATCAAAAACATTTTTCAACAAGGCGTTTGCTGACGTTCCCAAAGAAAAAGAGGATGTTAAGAAAGCTATTGTTGACCAATTAGCATTTGCCACCGTTAATCTTCAAACTCTGCAAGAAGACATTATTGAGAATGGACCAATTATTTTATTTGTTAACGGTAGTCAAGAAATGATGCGAGAAAACCCAGCACAAAAGTCATATGTATCGGTTATCAATCGCTGGACTGCGCTGGTAAAAGAGTTGAATGGACTATTGCCAAAGGATGCTGAACCAGTTGAAATTGATGCTTCCGAAGACATTATCAAAATGTTTAAGGGGGAAAAGTAATGGACGCTGTGACGCAATATGCCAAAGACGTTGTAACAGGCAAGATTAAAGCCGGAAAGTTGCTTATTTTGGCAGCTAATCGGCATTTGCGAGACCTGAAACGACAAAATACAGACAATTTTCCTTATCACTTCGACGCAAATATTCTGGAAGGCTTTCTGATGTTCGCATCAAGAGTTCCTGATCCAGATACTGGTGAGCCAATGCCGTTAATGCCTTGGCAAATTTTTATCTTAGGGTCGGTTATCGCTTGGCGAAACAACAAAACCGGTGGTAAGCGGTTCAGACGTGCGATTGTTTCGATTGCGCGTGGTCAAGGTAAGACATATTTGGCGGCTATCTTGGCAGCTTATGACTTCTTTGTTCAATCAAGTGATAAGAACAATCAAGATATCATTGCTGCTGCTAATACATCCGACCAAACCAAGAAATTATTCAACTACATATCAGGCACGATTGAACGAATGCTTGCAACGATTTTCAAAGGCATGCAGGATGACGTTACGTTGCGCTTCATGGATATTTTCAACTTCAAACAACGCAATCAAATCGTTCGCATTTCGGCAGAAGGTGGAAAGTTTGATTCGTATCACGCGACTACTGCCATCTTTGACGAAGCTGGCGACCAAAGAGACCGTGATGCGTTTGGAAAGATTACATCCGGCCAAATTAAGCAAGAAGAAGCTTTGTTTTTCCAAATCTCAACTGCCTATCAAAACCCTAACGCACCATTGCGTGAGGATATTAAGACGGTTACAGAAGCAATTGAGAAGAATGAAGGTGAATTGGACGATTACTTCATGGCAGTGTTCTCGCAAGACAGCCCAGATGAAGTATTCGAGCCTGACGAGTGGATTAAGTCAAACCCATTGTTGGGCCTTCCTGGACAGCGTGACAAGTTGCTGAACGGATTGATTTCGGAACGCAATGCGAAGATGGCAGAAGGTAAGCTGAACGATTTCTTGGTTAAGAATATGAATGTGTGGTTGAACGCAGAGCAAAATGCAGCATTCAAATTGGATGAAGTTGAAAACGCGGTTATAGCTGGATTTGATATGACCTTTAGAGACGTATATATCGGGTTCGACAATTCTATGACTTCCGATGATGCAGCTCTTGCGTTTGTGTTCCCGTATGAGATTGATGGGAAAAAGAAATGGCATATCTACCAACACTCGTTTATTCCGTGGCACAAGGCCGGGTCAATTGAGACTAAAGAGAAGCAAGATGGAATCAATTATCGTCAAATGGAAGAACTTGGTTTTGCTCACGTCACGCAACACGAAAAGGGCTTGATAGACAATGAGTTCATCTTCACTTGGTTAATGGATTTTGTTGATAAGTTCAACCTAAACGTACTAGAGTTCGCTTATGATGCGGCTCACACTTATGCGCTGATTAAAGCGATTGATGAAGCGACAACTTGGAACATGGTCGGTGTGCGACAAGGAACAATTTCGTTGAATGAGCCGACAAAATGGCTTCAAGACAGCTTTGTTGAAGAACGTGTTACACGATTAGACGACCCAATGATGGAAAAGTCATTGATGAACGCGGTTGTTGTTTCGGATAACAACGGAATCAAGATTGATAAGAACAAGGCAACTTACAAAATTGACCTTGTCGACGCAATAGTTGACGCGCTGTACGACGCAATTTATCACTTCGAGTCATTCAGCACTAATGCTAGTGCGAGTGATTACTCGCGAATGAATGATGAGCAAATTGCAGATTACATCAAGTCGGAAAGTTTTGGGTTCTAACATGCAAATTAGAGGTTTACTATCAGACGTTTTATCAGTTCTTGGCGCTTTGTCGATTTCGGCAGGCGCCTTTTTAATTGCCCCGTGGTTGGGCCTGATTGTCATTGGCCTAGCTTTGTTGGCAATCAGTTATTTCATGAGATAGGAGAAGCACATGTTTTTTGAGAAACGATCCGTACCCATTCGTGGTTCAGGTAATCCGCGCGCGTTATCAATCGTAAATGGTGGTCTGTTCTTCACGGATGGTTATTTATCAGCAGAACAAGCGATACGCAATAGTGACGTGTGGACGGCGGTGAACATCATTGCAACAGACATTGCGCGTGTGTATTTTCATGCGAAAGATGAACAAGTTGATTGGTTATTGACGCATCCGTCAAGACTGACCAACCGCTTCAGCTTCTTTCAAGCAATGGTCGTTCAAATGTTGTTGGACGGTAATGCATACGCACTGCGCCGGACAGACAAGAAGTATAACAATGGACGCGAGTATTTCGAATTCGTGCCACCGTCACACGTTACGCCTTGGTTGTCAGATGATGGTCAAACAATGACGTATGATCTACGCTTCGATAACCGAAATGAAGACGAGTTGAAAAACGTTGATTCTAACGACATTATTCATCTTCGTTGGCTATCAATGAACGGTGGGTTGATGGGACAAAGTCCGCTATTGGCTTTGCGCAATGAGTTGGACTTGCAAGCAAACTCACGTCGCTTGAGTTTGGCTTCACTGAAACAGGCAGTTAACCCTTCTTCAATCTTGAAGGCTAAGGGTGCCAAGTTAGGTGAAGAGGAACGAGCGGCAGTGCGAACAGCATTCGAAGATGCGCAGTCAGGTGACAATGCTGGGCGTTTGCTGGTACTGGACGATTTGTTTGACTACCAACAATTGGAAGTTAAAACAGACATTGCGAAGTTATTGGCTTCAACTGACTTTACCCGAACGCAAATTGCAAAGGCGTTCTTGTTGCCAGTCAATATGTTGGGCGGTGAGAGTGAACACTCAAATGCCGACCAAGTACGTGCTGACTACAACCAAACTTTCGCCCGATACCTAGCACCGGTTGTTGAAGAATTGGAGCAAAAGTTAGGTGTGAATGTTGTTCCAGACGTTCGCCGGGCGACTGACTTAGATGGTAGCCAGATTGAACAACGCGTTGGCTTTTTGGTAGATAAAGCAATTTTGTCGCCAGAGATGGCACAACAAGCTTTGTTGAAGAGTCAATCGGACTTAATCACAGATGACATTGTTGCTAAGTCTGAGCTTGAAAAGACGCTGAAGGAAGGAGAGACAACCGATGAACAATCAGGAAGTGCGCAGCCTTAGCGTTGAAGTACGGGCCGACGAACAAGAAGGTAGTCGCAAGGTGTTCGGCTATCCAATTGTCTTTGGCAAGCCGTCTAACGACATTGGCTTTATCGAGTATATCGATAAGGGCGCGTTGAAAGACGTTGATTTGAGCGGTGTGTACCTAGTTTATGCGCACGACCCGAACCAACCGTTAGCACGCGCTGATGCTGGAACGTTGAAGTTGAAAGTTGACGATACAGGTTTGTATTTCGAAGCAACGTTGCCAAATACAACGCTTGCAAACGACGTCTTGGAAAATATCCGAGTTGGCAATATCAAGGTCATGAGTTTCATGTTCACTGCTGCCGAAGATACGTGGGAGTTCAGTAATGACCCTGGTCAGCCTGATATCCGACACGTAACGAAGATTGACCAAGTTTTCGAAATTACAATCACACCCTTGCCGGCGTATGACGATACCTCAATCGCAATCGCCAGTCGTGATGCACAACGTGCTAAAGGATATTCACTTCGCCAACGCTTGCAGGACACTGTAACGCTGGCACAAATTCAGAAAAGGAACGGTAGATTCTAATGGCAACACTAGATGAGAGTGTTCAAGCAAAGAACACGGCGTTGCAAGATGCAATCGATGCAGCCCAAAAGCTAATCGACGACCCGAATGCAACGGCAGATGATGCGCAAGCTGCAATGGATGCAGTAAAGCAAATCGAAAATGATATTAAGGACTTGCAATCATTGCAAGATGCACAACCAGAAGAAGCTAAGGAACCCGCACCGGACGACAGCGCAAGCTCAACTCCTGATGCGGGTTCTTCTGTATCCGAGGACAACGCGGAAGATGATGCGCCGGCTGATGACAAGTCAGAAAAAGACAACACAGATGAAAACGAAGCACCGGCCAATGGTGCCAGTGATGATGAAAAGAAAGACGAGGAACGATCAATGCCAATTGAAGTAACTAAGACTTCACAAGACAAGCAAGCTGAGCAACGTTCAGCATTTAACGCATTCATGCGCTCAAAGGGTGAGAAGCGTGACGGTTTGAAGTCAACTGACGCCGGTTCACTTATCCCAGAAGAAATCATTTACGACCCAACTTTGAAGTTGGAAACGGTTGTTGATTTGGCTTCTTTGGTTCAAAAGACAAAGGTTTCAACTGCGTCTGGTAAGTACCCAATCTTGAAGCGTGCTTCAACTACCATTCCATCAGTTGCCGAATTGGAGGCCAACCCTGATTTGGCTAAGCCACAATTCTTGCAAGTTGCATGGGAAATTGTTACCCACCGTGGTGCTTTGCCAATCTCACAAGAATCTTTGGACGATGCACAAGTTGATTTGGGTCAATTGGTCGCTGAACACATTCAAACTATCAAGACGAACACGACGAACGCTGCAATTGCTACTAAGTTGGCATCATTTACAGCTAAGTCAGTTCCTGCTAAAGCCATTGTTGATGGGTTGAAGGATATCGTTAACGTTTCATTGGACCCCGCTTACAACAAGACGTTTGTTATGACGCAATCAATGTACAACGAGTTGGACAAGACGAAGGACAACGAAGGTCGTTACTTGTTGCAGGACCAAATTTCTTCGCCAGCAGGTAAGTCATTGTTTGGTTTGCCAGTTAACGTGATTGCTGACAACCAATTCGTATCAACTGACACTGTTGGTACTAAGAAGTTGTGGGTTGGTGATTTGCGTCGAGCAATTTTGTTTGCCGACCGTTTGGACGTCGCTATCGAATGGGTAGACAACGATGTATACGGACGTATTCCACGCGTTGTTATCCGATTTGACGTTGAAGCTGCCGACACTGAAGCTGGTTACATGGTATCAATCGCTTCAGAAGCCTAAGAAAGGACTGACGTAATATGGACAAGTTTATTGTAAAGTCTGATTTCATTGATAAGCACACGAAGATTTCGTACGTAGCGGGTGATGAATATCCAAAGTTTCCGACTGACGAGCGAATCGCTGAGTTGAAGGCGGGTGATTTTATCGGAGTAGTGGGCGAAAAGCCAACTGAAGACGAAATGGTTGAAGAAACCGTTGAAAAGCCTACTGAAAAGAACACGGTAGCTGACATCAAGGCTTACTTGGACGAAAACAAGATTGAATATGCCGATGACGCTAAGAAGGCAGATTTGCTTGCATTGATTTAAAGGTGGCGCTTATGGAACGAGATGAATTATTCGATACCATCATGGTTGCGTTGCGCTCAACCACAACTGACGAGGGTTTGCAAAACGAAGTGAACGATCTTATCTTAGCAGCGCGTGCCGACCTCAATATTGATGGTTTGGTGTCGGACGAGTTCGCTAGTTCTAAGGCGGTCATTATTCGGCAAGCTATCACGCTTTATGTTAAGGCGCATTGGGGCTATGACAATCCTGATTCAGAGAAGTTTCTAGACCGATACGAGAAGTTGAAAACTAGTTTGTCGTTTCATTCTCAATATGGGGGTGGAACTGATGAAGTATGACCAAGTTTTAACGCTGTTAAGCGCAGCGTATACGCAAGATGAGTTATTGCAACCAGTTGAAACTTTTACGGCGCGCAAGGTATATGCTAATGCCTTCACTGTTGGTCGTGATGAGTTTAGTTTGGCTGGGCAAGCTGGCCTGAGAGCCGACTTGGCATTTCAAATCAACTCAATTGACTATTCAGGAGAAGAATCGGTGGAGTTCAACGGACAACGGTATAAGGTTTACCGAACTGCCGTGTCTGGTGATCGCACTACTTTGTATTTGCAAAAGGATTTGACTGATGGCAAGCATTGATGACTTAGGCGCTGAAATCGCGCGTGCATTGGCACAATATACAGATGAAGTCGAGGACAAATTGGAAGACGCGCAAAAGGAAGTCGCTAAAGAAGCGGCGACCAAGTTGCGGTCGGCTGGGGGGTTCAAAGACCAAACTGGAAAGTATCGTAAAGGCTGGAAATCGAAGAAGAACGGTAAGGGTTACGTTGTCTTCAACGCAACTGACGGTCAACTAACTCACTTGCTGGAGAAGGGTCACGCCAAGCGTAATGGTGGGCGTACAAAAGCGTTTCCACACATTGCTGACGTTGATGAGTGGGTAGCAAGCGAGTATGAAGACCGTGTTCGTTCTGCATTGGGGGATTAGATGCAATTCAATGAGTTTGGGGCAGCACTTAAAACTGCACTAGGCATTCCGGTTGCCTATTATCAATTTCCGGAAGGTGACGCACCCGGTACACCGTTCGCTGCGTATTACGCAGAAGACAACGAGGATGCGTTTGCAGATAATGAAAACTATCAAGAAGTCATTAACGTGACTATTGAGCTATACACAGACAAAAAGGACTTACAACTTGAACGAGCTGTTAAGTCCTTTTTGCGTTCACAAGAAATCGTTTATGCAAAGTCTGACCAACCGATCGAGTCAGAAGACATGCACGAGACAATTTTCTTAATTCAATTGATTGGAGAAGATTTAGATGACAACATCGAATGATACCAACAAGGTGAAGTACGGTTTGCGCAATGTGCATTTGTTTGAAATTACAGACAGTGGCACTAAATTGACGTACGGAACACCTGTTCCTTGGCGTGGAGCAACTGAATTGACATTGGATCCAAACGGAGACGCTTTGGAAGTCCATGCTGATGATATTATTTACGACAAGGAAGAAAACAACCAAGGGTACACGGGAAAGCTAACGATGCTTTACTTGCAACCCGAAATTGAAGCGTTGCTGTTTGGTAACGTTGAGAACGCCGATGGTGTAGTGGTTGAAAATGCTGATAACCATGGTTCAAAGGTCGCAATGGCCTTTGAGTTTTCAGGAGATAAGAAGCACGTTCGACACGTCTTGTATAACGTGTCATTCTCACGCGCTGGTGATGGTTCAGCAACCAAGAGTGACAAGATTGACGCACAAACTGCTGAGTTCGAATTTTCAGCAATGGCAGACCCTTATGACTACAAGATTAAGGGTAAGACTGCACAAGGCTCTGCTAAGTACGACGACTGGTTTACTGCTGTTTACGTACCTGGCGCAAGCGCACCAACGGTTTAATGACTGGCCGGGGAAACCCGGCATACATATCGAAAATAGAAATGGAGCAATGACATGCAAAAGGCAATCACTATTGGAAATAAGGAAATAACGTTAGTTTCATCTGGTGCTACACCAATCTTTTATCGCAATGAATTTGGACGTGATTTCTTTGATGATTTTGGAAAGTTCTTGGAGCTTGCTCAACAAGCGGCCAGCGCTGAAACGGACGCAGAAAAGGCTGGTGTCTTGTTCAACAAGGACATCACATTAGTACAAGATATGGCATACATTTATGCCAAGAATGCAGATGTTAACATTGCGCCATATGACAAGTGGTTTGAAGGATTTGAAGTATTCCCAATTTTCGACATTTTGGAAGATATTGTCGAGATTGCTATGACGTCAATTTCGACAAAAAAAGCCTAAAGGGCGAGTACGAAACCGACGATGTATTTGATGATGAAAGCTACTTATACATTGCTAAGAAATCGGGCTTGTCCTGGGAAGAGTTACGCATGATGGACTTAGGTCAGGTAATGGACTACATCGTTGAATACGCAAACTCTGAAACAAAAGCTAATGAACGCGCTAAGTCTAATGAATCACCTGTAAAAAAGGCGAACCAAGCTGATTTCGATACGTTCTAGAAAGGAGATATAGATGGCGGGAAGTCGAATTAAAGGTATCACGATTGACATTGACGGTAATACTACCGGATTGCAGTCGAGTTTGAAGGACGTCAACTCACAAACCAGTAAGACAAGCGCAGAATTGCGTGACGTAAATAAGTTGTTGAAGCTAGACCCTGGTAATGTTGAATTAGTTGCGCAAAAGCAAAAGCTTTTGAGTAATGCAGTTCAAACTACGTCTCAAAAGCTTGATCAATTGAAGTCGGCACAATCACAAGTTGAAGCGCAATTCAAAGCTGGTGATATTGGTGAAGAACAATATCGTGGTTTCCAGCGTGAAGTACAAGCCACTGAAGCGCAATTGGGTCGCTTGAAGAGTGGTTTGCAAGACACTACGAACTATCTTGAAGGTAGCGGTGATGCTGCCGCACAAGCAGAGGCTGGTTTCAAGCAAGCTAAATCAGGTATGGATGAGCTTAATGATACTGCTGAAAACATCAAAAATATGGGTTTGGCAGATGCCTTGGGCCAGGTTGGTGATAAGGCGGCTGAAATTGGTGGCGATATTCTGAATACCGGGATGGATTTTGCTAATGCACAAAGCTTGATGCAGAATTCAATGGGATTAACCAAGTCGCAAGCTGACCAGGCAACCCAATCAGTTCACGGCGTGTTCAACAGCGGACTAGTTGAAGATGTAAACGAAGCTAGTGAAGCTGTCATGACGGTTAAGAACTCATTTCAAGACTTAAACGGTCAAGATTTGACGAATCTAACTAACCAGTTAGTAGCTATTGCAAAGCACGGTGGTGTTGACATTAAGGACGCCACCAACGCTGCTTCACAAGCAATGAAGGGCTTTGAAATTAGTGGTCAAGAGGCCACTGATGTTGTGGCTAAAGGTCTGCAAGACGGACTGAACAAGAATGATGACTTCTTGGACACGGTAAATGAGTATTCACCAACATTCCAAGACGCTGGGATGAGCGCTGGAAACATGCTTAATGTGTTGAACGCGGGTATGCAAAACGGCGCCTTCAACACTGACAAGGTCGCTGATGCGGTTAAGGAATTCCAACTTCGTTTGACGTCAGGACAGCTTGATGAACCAATGCAACAGTTTGGTCAGGCTACGCAAGACGTTTTCCAAAAGTTCAAGGACGGACAAGCAACATCAGCGGAAGTCATGTCTGCCGTGGGTAAAGACTTGAAGGGAATGCCGGCAGAACAAGCTAAAGCAGCTGTTCAAGGTTTGGGAACACAATTCGAAGATTTGGGTCAAGGTGCTTCGGCCGCATTGCTTGAAGCCGCAACCGGAACCGAAAAGGTGAACGGTGCTGCTGATAAAATGGCCAAAAAAACACCTGGTGAAAAAATGCAAGCGTCAATCAATCAATTGAAAGATGCACTTGCGAACTTGGTTTCTCAGTTAGCGCCAGTAATTGATTTTATTTCACAACTAGTAACGTCAATCGCTAATGCACCGGGGCCTATTCAAGCGATTATTGGTGTTATCGGGGCTGTATTAGCAGTGCTAGCTATTATGATGCCAGTAATCACTACGATTGCAACGGTTGTCGGTGCATTCGGTGCCGGTGTATTGCTACCGATCGTCGGTATCATTGCTGGTGTTATTGCAGCGATTTCGGCGATTGTGATTGCTATCCAGAATTGGGGCGCGATTGTTGAATGGCTGGACACGGTTTGGGCAACAATCAAGGTTGCCATTAATTATGCAATTTTTGAAATTCAAAATACGATTACGACTGTTTTTACCGCAATCGGGTCGTTCTTTTCTGGGTTGTGGGCAGGCATTCAAAATGTATTTTCTACTGTCTGGAACGCAATCAGCTCAACGGTGTCTAGTGTTGCTAATGCAATTAGTTCAACGATATCGAACGTATTCAACGCCATTTCATCTACGATTAGAAATATCGTCAATGGTATTCGTTCGACTATTTCTAGTGTATGGAACGGCATTTCATCAACGACTAGTTCAATTTGGAATGGCATTCGAAGGTCAATTAGCAATGTTGTTAATGGTATTCGAAGCACGATTTCAAACGTTCTGAATAGTCTTGGGGGTATTGCGTCGGGGGCTTTTAACGGAGTGAGAAACGCAGCTTCAAACGTGTTGAATGGAGCATTGAATGTGGTTAGTGGCATTGTTAATCGTATTAAGGGGTTATTCAATTTCAGTCTAAGGTTCCCGTCAATCTCAATTCCGCACATTCCACTGCCGCACTTTAGTTTGTCCGGATCATTTAACCCATTGAAGGGACAAATTCCAAGGATTGGCGTTAACTGGTATGCCAAGGGTGGTATTTTTACTAAGCCAACTTTGTTCGCTGCCAATGGTGGCTATAACGGTGTTGGTGAAGCTGGTCCCGAAGCAGCGTTGCCTTTGAACGACAAAACACTTGGCGGAATTGGAAAAGGGATTGTTGATGCGCTTGGTGGTGAGTTGGGCGGCACTCAGATTGTCATCCAAGTTAACGCAGACACAACACCAGCAACAATTAATAAGATTAGGGATGCAGTAATGGACGGAATTACACGTTCACAAGCTGCTAAGGCCCGTGTGACAGGAGCATAAGATGAACAAGGGAAGTTTTACAATTGGACAGTTGAATAGTGAGGACATCCAAGCGGTTATTACCAGCTTCCCAGAAATCACTATTCCTGAACGCAAACACACATTGAACACTAGTCCGGTCGGTATTGATCGGGCTATTTTGTTTGACGATAACGCTTATGAAAACCGCACAATTAAGTTCACGGTGGGATTTAAGCCGAGTGCAAGTGTCGGACAACATATCGCACAATTCTTGGCAGCACTAGATACTGGCAAGTATGTTGATTTGCGATTGTATTCAGATGAGAACTATACGTATCAGGTCGTTCGAACTGGTGAAGCTGAGGTGACGCGTAAAGGTATCAACTCAACGTATCGTGAAGTATCCGTGACGTTGAGCGCAGCGCCTTACAAGTACGTTTATCCGGCACCAACTGGCACGATTGGAACAACGCAGACAACATTGACCAACCCGACGCTTTCACCCGCTAAGCCATACATCAAGATTACCGGTAGCGGTGCTATCAATCTGACGATTAACGGCACAGTTTATAAGTTCACTGGTGTAAGTGGCTCAATCGAGCTAGACAGTGCTACGCAGAACGTGTGGCGTGTAGACAGTGGTGTAATGGTCAACGAAAACGCGAAAATGGCAATTGGGCCGTTCCCTGTGTTGAAACCAGGGGCTAATACTGTGAAATTGAGCGCAGGCACAGCAACAATTGAGATGAGATGGAGGACACTATGACACCGATTCTATATTCAAGTGATGAAGTTGACTTTCTGAATAACGGCTTGGGTCAACTGTGGGACTTGTACGACGTCGATATTCATGAACAACGAAATGGATTGCTTAACTTAACGGCGTATTATCCGGTAAACGGGCAACATTATGCCGATATCAGTGAAGGCAATATTATTCTTGCTAAGCCGTCACCACTGGACGATAATCACGCGTTTCGCATTGTTTCGGTAGCGTTGGATATTACTGGCTATGCGGTGATGATTGAGGCTGATTCAATCACATATGATTTAACGAATAATCTATCAAAGACGATTCACATGTTGGGTGATGGTCAGGCCGCAATGACAGCAATTCAAAACTCAACGTTGCATCCGCACATTTTCACGTTTTACTCAGATATCACACACACAAGTGAGTCTCAGCTTCGATACGTTAACCCAATGGAGGCAATCGCTGGGACTCAAGGTTCATTCTTGCAAATTTGGGGCGGTGAATTAAAGCGTGAAAATCGTCGTGTGGCGATGTTCAATCGACGCGGACGTGACAATGTGGCGACGTTCCGTTTGGGTAAAAATATTGCCGGATTGAAGTACACGGTTGATGTGTCCAACTTGACGACTGAAATCGTTCCGACGGTAGCCGTTAACTCAACTGATGTTTCACGAACAATCGAGGGCGCAACAGTTCAAAGTTCACGAATGGGTAATTACCCACTTGTTTATTCGAAGATGGTTGATGTATCACAAGACGTTAAAGTTGACGAAGGCGACACTGACGACCAAATCAAAGCGAAGATTAATGCGTTTGCTGCGGACTGGTTTGTTAAGTCGGCTAATACTGGAAAAGATTTGCCAGAAGTCACGGTTGAGGTTGAAGTAGAAAGCCTACAAGATAGTGCAGATTATGCCGACAAGTTCGCAAAGTTAGAAACAATCGGCCTTACTGATACCGTGACAGTTTATGTGCCTGAATTTGGTGTTAACGTAACAGCGATTGTTAACGAACTGCACTATGATCCGGTGGCAGAACGTGTCACCAAGCTATCAATTGGAACAGCTAAGGCAAGCTGGGCAGATAGTAACAAGAACGCGTTGAACGACTTGCAAGATAAAGTGACGGAGGTCAAGGAGCAAGCCACACAGGCAGTTATCAGCGCCAATGGTAAGAACTCAATATACTCTGGTCGTAACGAACCAGAACACCCGCAAGAAGGTGATACATGGTTCTGGGACGATGGAACTGATTCTGGTATTCGTGTCTTTACCAATGGTAAGTGGGTGGATTCCACTGATACAAAAACATTGGAACGGATTAACAATGCAGTAGATAGTGCAATTGATACCTCTAAGAAATATGTAGATGACCTCAATGCCAAGCAGGCTCAGACTACAAACGCACTTAACGAGAAAGTTGATAAATCTGTCAAAGAATTAACTGATAGTCAACAAGCTATTTCTAGCCAAGCGACTGCATACACAAACAGCGCTGTTGCTGACGCTAATGCTAAGGCTGTACAAATTGGAGCAACGACTGCCCAGAATGCACAGCAAGCATTGAGCGCCGCGAAAAAAGACCTCGCTAATAGTATTGCCAGCCAAGCGAGCCAAACAGCTTCAATGGCTAGTGATGTAACTTCGAAAGCAAATCAATATGCCAACCAAGCAAAATCAGAAGCTATTGCTGCTGCAACAAGTGCCGATGGGGTTGTCAGAACAGATTTTAAGAAAACAGCAGACTCCATGACTGCTACTATCCAACAAAACAAGTCTGATGCTGATGGTAAAATCACCAAAGCACAAACGACAGCGACACAAGCCCTTGATGGTTTATCAACCAAGGTTGAAAAGACAGAATACAACAAGACAACTGGTGACCTAACATCTAAAATCAATACGGCGAGCGACACAGCTGAAAAGTCAAAGCAAGACATTGTAGACATTAAGGTTGCTAACGATAAGCAAGATAATCGTATGCTTCAAATTGAAAAGGACGCCACAGGTGTTAAGCAGACTGTTTCTGATTTAAGCACAGAACAGGGCAAGCAAAGCGGTTCAATCAGCAAATTAGAGCAACGCGCAGATGGCTTTGACGCTACTGTTACTAAGGTTAATAACCTATCAGTAGGTGGGCGTAACCTTTTGCTGCACACAAACACGAACACCAATAGTACCCTTAACCCAGGTAACGGACAGTACACAACTAAATATATTCCTTTTAGCGGCGGATATAAGTATCAATTTACTTATACTACAGCCTCAACAAATTGGGCAGTTTATCAGTTCTGGGGTTGGGTTAAAGAAAAGTATGAACCTGATACGGACTACGTACTTAGTTTTATGGCTAACTTTAGTGTTCCTGTTAACCCTGGCGTGTTATTTGCCAACGGTAGTTCAGGTAATAACTTTGTACAACAAAAAACAAGACCAACAGTGCCAAGTGGCTCAGACCAAAGAGTTGTCATTCAGCTACACACTAATACTACTATCCCTACAGCATCTGACCAGTCACTCTATATTAATGGGTTTGTTAACAACGTAGGTACATTTAGTATATGGGACTTGAAGATTGAAGAGGGTAATGTCGCTACTGACTGGACGCCTGCACCGGAAGATTTGTCTAGCGCAACTGCAAAGGCACAACTAAAAGCTGATGAGGCATCATTGGCAATTAGTAACTACAAGACAGATGCTGATGGTCGTATCAGCAAAGCGCAAGCAGACATTAAGGTTAACGCTGATGCTATCACACAAAAAGTCGGTCAAAGCGATTACAACACAAAGACTGGCGAATTGACTACAAGCGTTAATAAAGCACAGCAAACAGCTGACAGCGCAACGCAAACAATCGGTACTTACAAAGAGTCGAACGACAGGCGTGTACAGGCTGCTGAAACAAATATTCACGCTAATTCGGAAGCCATTAAAGCAACCGTAAGTAAGACTGATTTTGATAGGGCAACAGGGAAGCTAACTGGCGATATTAGCACACTACAACAACGTGCTGACGGATTTGAAGCTACGGTTACTAAGGTTAATAACTTAGCTGTTGGTGGTCGTAACTTATTGCTTGGCACGTCAACTAGTTTTACTGGAATTGGAAATAACTCCACAAACGGAAATTTCAATGACCAAGGCGGTAAGTTTTACTTAGCAGGTGGTAAAAAAGTATCAGACCTTTACAACCAATACGGTTCATCTGGATACTTGACTTTATCGTTTGATTGGGTTGCCAGTGGCACTACTATTTCCGGACAATTTAATCCTCAATGGAATGGCACCCCTTGGGGTGGATTAACAAATTCAGGTGCCGTAAAACCGAGTGGTACAAACTTATCGGGTCATTATGAAAGCACTGTTCCATTAACCAGTGGTTATTCTACTGGTGAGGCTACTGGTGTTATGTTTAGACAGGATAACCTGCAAGGAAATGTGACAATTAGTAACTTAAAGCTAGAAGCAGGTAACGTGGCAACAGATTGGTCGCCAGCCCCGGAAGATGCCGAAAACAAAATTGCACAAGTAAAAGTAACTGCTGATGGTGTTCATACTGTTGTTTCCGATCCAACCACCGGTTTATCAACTCGTATGCAAAAAGCCGAAGGTACTTTAAGCACGGTTTCAGGCACTGATATTCCGGCTTTGAAAAAAGCAACTTTTTGGCAACCGTATTCTTCGCTTAACTTTAATGACTATACCAAACAAGGTTCGTTCTTCTTTGACACGACAGCGACAAAGACCAACGGTCCAACATCATCAAACTCGTGGATATATTTGATAGTTGACCAAGGTACATCTGATAACAGTCGCATTAAGCAAACGGCTTGGTATGATGGTGTTAATGGCGTTAAGATCACGTATGCTAGAACTCTTAATTCCGGAACGTGGTCTCCATGGTACGCAAACGACAACGACTCCGTAACAACAATTAGCCAAACTAACAGTAGCATTCAACGAGAAATTACTGACCGACAAAATGGTGATCAAGCAGTTCGAACTGATATGGCTACATTGATCAACCAGCAGGTTACATCTGTAACTAAAGGTTATCAATCTGCTATCACACAAACTGCGGACGGTATTATTCAGCAAGTAGGTAACTTGAAAATCAGGTATGTCAGGTTCGCATCTGATGGCAATACGATGAATACAGGAAACCACTATCAAGAATTTGCACTGTATGCAACAAATGGCGCAAATTTGTTAGATGGTAAAGTGGCAACAACGACCGGTTATACGGTGCCATCACAATATCCAATAACTTCATTGACCGATGGGAAGACGACAACTACGGCACAAATTGGTGACGGTGATATGAGTACGCAAGGACGTTGGGCTTTCTTTGATATAGGAAGTTTAGTGAATCCGGATTATATTGCGATAACGCCGTACTACTATGATGGTAGAAGGCATCAAAATGTAGTGGTACAAGTTTCTGCCGATAATCTATATTGGCGGACGGTATATCAAGGAGCTATTCAAACCGTTGCTGGTGATGTAGCACGCTCAACCGTACGTGTGCCAGTAAATGGTTCAAGTTTCACTTCTTTCACGGAAATGTTCCGAGACAATTTCGCATTTGGAATTAAGGACAACGTTGGCAACATTATCAGTGGAATTAACGGCGACCCTTCAGGAATGACAATTGCCGCCAAGAAATTAACGGTATCAGCGGACACAACATTCTTAGGGACCAACTGGCTGAATGGTGCAATCATCAAGAATGCGTCAATCTCAACCGTACAAATTGCAGATGCCTCTATTACGTCTGCAAAAATCGCCAATCTTGATGTCAACAAACTTTCAGGTAATGTTACGAACTTTATACGAAGCTATTGGTCCAACGCATACGGCTCGCAGGTTTCTATTAATGCCAACTTGATAAAATTGACAGCTGGGTCTGGTAATGCAAGCGTGCTATCGGATAGGCTACAGTTCAAAAACGGTTCGAGTGATATGTCATTGGCGTTATTGCCATGGACTGACATACATGGACATTTGACAAATGCAATCGGATCGTGGTTATTAACTACGGGTCCTGCAAATAGCTTCGTTTCATTTGACTCACCGGAAGGTGGTTCATTCATGACATTTGCGTCTTCACAGATGAATTATGGTGCGAACACCAATATCGTGCGCGGAATGCTGAATATTTTCTCGCAAGTTAATATTTCAAACGGTTTATACTTTTACGGTCATCCTGGAAATACGCCATCATACATTTCAGTAGATGATGGTAGGCGAACGATGAATTTCTATACAGGGAACAAGAGTTCAAGTGAATCTGACGGTAATTACTTCTGGTTCAATCAAAATGTGTACAGTTCTGGGACGTTCGCATCAACGTCTCGTTTGTCACAAAAGAATATTGATGGAGATTATAATGGCGACGCTCTGAATGAAATAGCTAAAACCGAGATTGTTAAATATCACTATAAAAATAATCCTCGTGATCAAATGCTCTCTCCGGTAATCGATGACGTTAACGAAGTAAAGCGTTATTACATTCCTGATATTGTCAATGATGGTAAAACTGTAAATCTCTATGCCATGATTTCGCTGGCATGGGAAGCAATCAAACAACTCGAAGAAAGGACAAGATAAATGAAATTATCGAATTATCAACTATTAAGCATTGGAAACTTTTTGCAATCATTGACGCTTCCTGCACAAGTAAGCCGAGCGCGCACAAAGTTTATTGCGTCATTAAATGAAGCCATCAAAGAGCTTGGGAATTCAGAACGTGAACTTGTCGATGAAAATGGTGGAACAGTTACGGAGACGGGTGCAATTGAGTGGCCCGAAGGTTCTAATCCGGCTCAATACAATGCTGATCATGCAGAAATGATGCATGAAGTAATCTCAATAGAGACTAATCAAGTTACTTTAATGGAGGCGTTTAAAAACTTTTTCGTAAGCTGGGATGGCACTGTCGCGCCAGAACACGCGGAAGCTTTCGACGCCTTATATGACGCGCTTGATATTAATGAAGACGAACAGGACTAAGCTAACACAGGCAGAAAAAATAATTTAATTCAAAAAAATTATTACAATAAAAGGAGAAATAATCATGAATATGACAGTTGGAGATTTACAATTTGGTTTCGTTGACGGTAAGTTAACGTTGAAGTACGCATCAGTTTCATTTAACGCAGGCACTTTTCCGAATAGTCTAAACGGTAATTTGCAGGTGACGCCAGAAGACGGTATTAATTCGACATCATCAGAAGATGACATCAAGGCAGCAGCTAAGAAGAAAATTCAAGCGCTCATCGCAGAAGTTCCGGCAAAAACAACGGAGGTATAACATGGCATTTCCACACGATATTGTCGGGTGGATAACAGTGGGTGGCGCGGTGGTTACTGTTTTAATGGCAGTTGTAAGAGTGTGGATAGTTAATCCGTTGAGTACGCAAATTCGTGAATTAAACGGAAACTTTGGAGCACTAAACACGGCGCTGGCGAAAAGTCAGATAGAAATTGACGAGCTTAGTAAACATGTTAGTCAACATGATGTTACTCTAGCTACCCACGGTGAACAGATCCACACGTTGTTCAATAAAAACGATAAGTAGCACACGAAGCTAAGCGTAGTGCCTAGCCACAAGGAGGTATGATAATTGAATAACTTAATAACCTTTGTAGAAGCGTTGTGGGGGAGTGGAATCTTACCAGCGCTTTTAATTTTGGCCATTGGTTGGCTATCAGCACGATTTGCCCGCAATAAGAGGCTCACACTCTTGTTAGGTATTGCAGAAAGTGCAGTGAATTGGGCTCAGGTGACCTTCGACGGTGGCCAGTTGCAAAAAGCACAAGCAATCAAGTCGATTACAGATTATCTGATGAAGGCTGACAAGGCTCATTTGCTCACTGCTAAGCAGATTGATGAGGCAATTGAATGGGCTGTTAAAAAGATGAATGAGGCGGAAACACATGAATAAATTGCTAAAAAGCGCTTTGGCTTCGGCTGGGGCGCTTTTAATTATGGGATCAGTACCATCAGTACATGCTGCCAAAGGCGACCAGGGTGTTGATTGGTCAATCTACCAAGGTTCGCAAGGTAAGTTTGGATATGGTCATGATAAGTTTGCAATCGCTCAAATTGGTGGGTATCACGGGTATATCTATGATCAATCTACTTATGCCACGCAAGTACAATACGCAATTGCTCAGGGCAAGCGCGCTCACACGTATATGTGGTGGCAAGATATCACTGATTATGCGACGGCTGATAAGGTATTGGACTACTTCTTGCCGAAAATTCAAACGCCAAAGGGGTCGATTGTCGCTCTTGATGTTGAGAGTGGCGGGCAAAATACCGACGTAATCATGCACGCCTTGCAACGCATTAAGGACGCTGGTTACACACCAATGGTTTACGGATACAAGAACTACTTGCAATCCTCAACAGACCTGCAACGCATTGCTAAGTCATATGAATTGTGGCTTGCTGAATATCCAAACTACGAAGTGACGCCAGAGCCAAACTATAACTACTTTCCATCATTCGATAATGTCGGGTTGTTCCAATTCACATCGACTTATATTGCCGGTGGGTTGGACGGTAACGTTGATTTGAGCGGTGTTACTGATAATGGTTACAAGAACGGTAACCCTAACAAGCCAAACACGGATACACCTGCCGTTGATGCTGGTAAGGAAGCTGATAATACACCGAAGGCAGACATTGCGTCGGGTATGACGGTTAAGGTAAACTTCAGTGCTAAGAACTACGCAACTGGTGAAGCTATTCCTGACTTTGTTAAGGGTGAGCCACACAAAGTGCTAGAAGTCGATGGCGACCGTGTGTTACTTGATGATATTTACTCATGGGTAAACAAGAAGAATGTCGAAATCTTGGACGCTAACACGCAAGATGACTCGGCAGAGTTTAACGGTGTATTCTATCTAGATAGCTGGCAGTATGAGTTTGGTGGCGTATACGCACGTAATGAAGATATGGCAATTCCGGTAGCTGATTATCACAACGATATGCCGGCTGCATCAGTAACGTTGACCGACCGTCATGGTAACCCATTGGCGGACCAAAATGGCCTTGGTAACAACGGAGTTCCGGAATACTTCACTTTGAATGGAAAGTACAAGGTATTGCAACGCGTTGGATCGTCAATCGAAGTCGAAATGAACGGTGAATCAGTTTGGCTACAAGCTGCGTTTGCTAACTAA